CGGGAATCCCCCGTACGCAGTGTAAGTTAAATTATTTGGCAGTTTTTGCCCTAGTAGACCTTCGACGTCAGATTGGGCATATTATGCCCTTTTTGACCTTCGACGTCTATTAGATAATTTTAACACAACCAATGTTTTATTCTAAGTATTTGATCGTGCTAAACTAGCGATCTCCATTTTTGTTTATTTTGGAAATCATAACGACGGTTCAATCAATCTGTTATTGATTCAATCCGTGTCTTAGTATCTATTGCTAAGGAATGAACGAGGCTGCCACCTCGTTCCGTGAGCGTTTACTATTCTTGCTCACATTTGATTCTTCTTTATGAAGATGTAGAACTATGCCTGGTTACTGTTGTTAGGCGATTTAATGTTCTGATTTGATTTGATTTGTAGTGTATGAAGCACACTAGCTTAGGTTTCCGTCAATCCCTGACTAGCTCCTCTTTGAGGATATCGAATCTTTTTATTTCTTTACAAATAACGTACGACAACTCATTATTATGTGTGTGTGTAGGCCGGTACCGAATGGATAAATCCGAAATCCTGATCACACATGTTTTAGTGCTTGCAGAAAGCTATATGACGCATTCTGAAGAATAGGGTTACCAAGACCCCGTTCATCAAATTCAAGAAACCACCTCTTCATGACAAAAAGTTTTTATACAGATAATATCCGAGTTATAGGTGGTAATATTGACAACATGTTCCGAAATTCAGTTGACACAGATTACGGAACTGGATCCTTCAAGGATCTGAAACGTGCTTCTTTCATGCGCAGCAAAGACAATGAATTCGCTGCCGCACGTCGTCCCTTCAAGAATAATAAAGTTTGGAAGCACAAATGTGATTGGAAATTCACTTTCGATTCCATGAAATCACAACAATTGGACACAATTTACGAGCAATCGTTTGAGCCTCACTTTGGCCTTGAATCGATTTCATCGGCTTCATTTGCCATTGATGCTCTTGCAAAATTTGCTAATATTGATGTCCCTGATAAAATCTTGAGGGAAGTTGAAGGAGTTTTGCTCCTCCTCGTGAACTTGACACAACAGAGTACAAGTCTTGGTGTTATAACTTCTGTTTTGACTTGGGCACAAGGACGAACTTCTTCTTCGCTTTTTAAGACGATAAAGGATTTTATTGAGGAACTTTTTGTTTCTCCCCAGTCCGATTCAACTCCAGATTGGCTTGATTGTCTTCGTGATATGCGCCAAAATTGGCAGCTTTGTAAAGGAAACAGAGCGTTTAAGCAAATTTCAAAATTGCTTGGGTGTCTTGTTATGCTTGGTTTATGTGATGTTTCGAACTTGACCTTCAGTGTTGGTCAGTTCAAAATTTTTACACCCGAGTTGTGTGACAAACATACTACTGCATTTGATGTTGCTGATGCTATATTTGAGACAGTCATCTTTTTCACGGAAGGTGCCTATCTTTGTTTCCAAACTGGTTCACTTAAACCATTGCTTGTGAATGATCGCATGGCGATGGAACTAGATGCTGAATTTGCTCAAGTTACTGCTTGGTTTGATCTTGTGCGTAATGGCAATCTCAAGAAGTTTGCTGATATGTCAGATCAAGAGTTTGAGAAACGATTGAACAGATTGTCCACATCATTGCTGAATTTGTCATCATCCTTACGGGGATTAGACAAAAAGCTTGTTATGGATAAAGTTCAACGCGTTCTTAGTATGCAAAATGACTTTGTAGCAATGAAAATTGCATCTGGAGTGCGCCATTCCCCTTGGGCCATTGAACTTTTTGGCGAAAGTAGTCAAGGAAAGACTACTTTAGGTGATCAACTTGTTGATGCCGTACTCACAAGTCAAGATTTACCTGTTGCCAAGGAATATCGATGTGCCTACAATGCTGGTGATAAATTCATGTCCAATTGGACGTCTGATAAATTGGTGATGATCTTTGATGACATTTCAAATGATAAATCTCAGTTTGTTGAGCGACCTCCTACTCGAGCAATTATTGATGTAATTAACAATCAAATGTTTTATGCACCAAAAGCAGAGCTTGAGGCCAAAGGAAAATGTTTTGTTGAACCATGGATCGCTATGGCAACGACAAACAAGAAGGACTTGGATGCTGGTCTTTATTCGAATTGTCCGTATTCTATTCAGAGACGCTTGATTTGTATCACTGTGAATGCAAAACAAGAGTTTCAGAGAGTTGAGGATGGAATTCCTTGTGGAATTGATTCATCGAAGGTGCGTGAATACTATACAGTTGATGGTGTTTACACTCCACCCATGTTCGATGATATCTGGACAGTTGATATCGAGAGAGCAATCAAACCACAGAATTTGAAAACTGTGGCAAGTTATGCCCCAATCGTTTGGAGGGGAAAGACTATGAAAGGAGTCTCAATGGCCGAATGTATTCAATGGGCTATTGAAGATTTCAATGAACATCGCAAGAACCAAGAAGCGATGTTGGAAGGTATGCGTATTCGTGAGAACAAGATGGTGAAATGTAATCATCCTGGTTGCATTCATCTTGCTGGTAATTGTCCAGATCATCCTGAGCCATATTGTGAACCATGCGAACCACATTTCGGGCGAGAAACTATTGGATCTCTAAGAAAATTGTGGTATGGCGCTCAAATGCCTCAGGGTATGATTGATGGATTGTATGATCGAGCGGATCATGAAGCATCTCGTATCATTTATGACCAAGGAATGAAATTCTTGTCCAGTTGGGACTGGATTAAGATAGTTCCTGCATCCATGTTTGAACATGAGTATGCTCCTACTGTTTTCCGTTGGTTGTATAAAGATCAACTCACGAACAATTACAAATGGGAATCTCGGCGTTTGGTTACAACCCTTTTTACGTCATTATTTCTCGTTGTACTTATTTTCCCAAATTTGATTGGTATGTGTCTTTGTTTATTTTCCTTGTATCAATATTTTTCAGCACAGCGCAACTTGGTTGTCAAGGTTGAGGAAAAATTGTACGAGGATCTACGAAGAACGAATTTGGAGATAGCACCAATCCTTCGTCGTTACCGAGATCAATATGCTAAAGTGATTTGCGGAGTTTCCGTAGGTATTGCAGCAATTTATGGTCTCGCGAGAGCTTACAGAGCTTATAGAGCAAGTGAGCAAAAATCTCAAGGTTCGTTGGAACCGAAGACAGCGAAGGATGTTGCGGAACGCGATTCGGAAGTTAACGTTTGGACGGACGTTATCAAGCGTGATTTGCCTATTACCGATAATTCTAAGCGCATGTCGACTGATCAGTTGGACAATGTCGTTAGGAAAGCGTTGGTTTATGGATCAATTCACACTGATGATGGAAATGGCATGGTGAATGGACTAATGCTATCGTCGAACGTAATACTAATTCCTAACCATTACTTTACGGAGTTTGGAGAGGAATTGAAGTGTACATTTCGCAAGAAGAATCCTGAAGCGAGTGGTGGAAAATTTGTTGCACGTGTGCATCAAAAATACTCACACTTAATTCCAGGATCTGATTTGCGAGTTTGCTACATTCCGAATGGTGGATCGTTCAAAAACTTAGTGAACTACTTCCCTACTGGTGATATGCCCAGTGTCCCCTTTCGCATGCATTGGCGGAAAAAGGATGGTGAAATGATTCTTGCTAAAGGCTTAACCCAGCCTGGAATTGTAAAGACACTTCATCATTTCAAGGGTGGCATGTACAAGAATTTAACCATTAATACCTTTGATGGTTTGTGTGGAGCCACACTCGTATCCGAAACGAACGGCTGCGTTATTCTTGGAATCCATCTTGGTGGAACGGCAGATACACCTGTAGGATGCTATGGAAGTATTACTCAACAAGAGCTCTTTACGGCTTTTGAGGAATTGAGGAAGATGGAAGGTGTAATTCTTTCTGGTGAAGCTGGTAAATTTGAAACCACTGTACTTGGTGTGCAGGTGTTGAAGAATGATCCACTTCATAAGAAGAGTGCATTGAATTACCTTCCAGAAGATTCTCAAATTGAGTATTATGGTTCGTGTCCTGGTCGAGCTTTAACCAAGTCTGATGTTAAGGTTACACCTATTAGTGAACATATTGTTGACGTATGTGGAGTTCCTAACATTTACCGTGGACCAAAGCTCAACCCAGATTGGTACGGTTGGCAAACATGTCTTGCAAATCTAGCTGTACCAGCGCATCCGTATCCTCATGATCTTTTGGAAATCGCTATTATAGATTATAAGGAACCTCTCCTAGAAATTTTCCAGAGTAATTTATGGAATGGGAGTCGACCTCTCACTGACCATGAAAATCTCTGTGGAATTCCTGGAAAGAAATTTATGGATGCTATCAAACTTAACACATCGGTTGGTTTCCCATTGTCTGGTCCCAAGAGAGATCATGTCATTGAATTAGAACCAACTGAAGAATGGCCAAACAATCGAGAACTCGAACAAGTTTTGATGGATGAAATCAACCGCATTGAAGATTGTTATCGACGTGGTGAACGTGGTTATCCTATGGCCAAAGCTTGTAAGAAAGATGAGATTTTAACTAAAGATAAATGCAGAATCTTTTATGGTAATGCGCTATCTTTGACTTATCTTATTCGTAAATACTACCTACCTTTGTTGCGTGTTTTGCAAATGAATCCTTTGGTTTCAGAGTGTGCCGTTGGCATTAATTCTCATGGACCAGAGTGGCAAGAGTTTCATGAGCATGCAACTAAATTTGGCATGGACAGATTGTTTGGTGGAGACTATGGCAAGTATGATCAAAAATTGCCCTCTCAGTTGATTTTTGCTGCACTGCGAATCTTAATTGATTTTGCACGTGTTTGCGATTACACCGAAGAGGACATCAAGATCATGGAAGCAATGACAGGTGATATTGTTTTTGCCTACATTGCTTTCAACGGTGACTTGATTGGTCTCACAGAAGGAACTCATATTAGTGGTAATTCATTAACTGTGATTATCAATGGAATCTGTGGATCACTTAATCTTCGTTGCTTCTTCTACTCTCAGTACAAGCCTGTGAGTTATGAAGAGCGTTTGAAGTTTCGTGATAATGTTGCTGCTATGACCTATGGAGATGACAATATTGGTTCAGTTAAACAAGGTATTGATAAGTTCACAATCAAGGAGTGTTCGCACTTCTTGGCTGAGTATGGACAAGTTTATACTATGCCTGATAAAGAATCCGAATTGTTGGATTTCCTACCAGCAGAGGAATTTGAGTTTCTAAAACGTTATAGTGTTTGGCACCCGAAGTTGGGGGTGCATGTTGGTGCACTTTTGGATAAATCAATTTACAAATCTCTCCATTGCTTTATGCGTGGAAAGAATTGTCCTGATACTGAAGAAAGTGCATGTGCACAAAATATTGATGGAGCCCTTCGTGAATGGTTCAATCATGGTGAGGAAAAGTTTGAAAAGCAACGAATCCTGATGAAGGAAGTCGCTAATCGAGCTGGAATTTCTCATATGTGCACAGGTTTGGAACTCAATTATAATGATCGTGTTGCTGATTGGGTTGCCAAGTATGGGGATGGTCATAGAATGTGTAATTCTGTGACGCCCCTAATCTAGTCACTTCGGGGACTTTAAATCCGGCCCAGTTTCAAATCTGAGGGTAAGCAAAATTGATACATGTGTATGGATACCGTATATATTATATATTTATGTGTTTTGTAAGATATATATTGGCTTTACATGTTTAAGGGTCCCTAATGGGGAATCGAGAGATGGGTACTCCCTGCCCAAACGTAAATACTTCGTTCTACTTGAGTTGATCTGCTCAGTAGTCTGTACATAAATAGATTGGTAATAATTGTAAAACTATGTGTAGATGTTCGTTTTGTCAGGAAGCCGAAGCGGACGTTGTTATAGGGTTTAAACCCACAGCTTCCAAACCTGGAGAGGTTGAAACTCAAAACTTGGAAGAAGAAATTGCACTTAGAATTAAAGATGGTACAACAGTTAAGTTCCAGGCACAATCGGGAATGGAGACTAACATTCTAAAGATAGATGGTGATGTTGAACAACAGAATGTAAAATTTTCTGATCAACATGATCCTTACTTGTATGATGTTGAAAATGCCGTTGATCCAACTCGAAAGTTAATGGATACAGATGATGCCACCCTTGACAATTTCTTCAGTAGGCCGATTAAGATTCATGAAGAAGAGTGGAGTACGTCCACAACTATGTATTTTAATATCAATCCTTGGAAATTATACTTTGAAAATCCTCGTGTCATCAATAGGATTGCAAACTTTAATCTTTTACGATCAAGGTTGCATGTGAAGATAGTTATCAATGGAAATGGATTTCAATATGGACGTGCTATTGCATCATATTTGCCTTTGGCTGCATATGATACCTTGTCCGTGAATGCTGCGTTAGTTCCACAAGATTTAGTTCAAGCTTCACAACAACCACATGTCTTCTTAAATCCTACCACGTCAACTGGAGGTGATTTAGTACTACCATTTTTCTATCATAAGAATTATCTTAATATTCCTAATTCAGACTGGAATGATATGGGAGAGCTAGTGGTGCGATCTATCAACTCTTTGAAACATGCTAATGGTGCTAGTGATCTGGTTACTATCAGTGTGTTTGCGTGGGCAGAGGATGTTTCACTATCTGTTCTCACGAGTGTTGATCCATCCACTATTGTTCCACAAAGTGGTAGAGAGGGGAAGAATGAATTGGATGAAGCAAATGAGAAAGGTATCATATCTGGCCCGGCAACGACAGTTGCTAAGGTAGCAGATGTGTTGTCGGATGTGCCCGTTATAAGTCCATTCGCCACATCAACAAGTGTGGTGGCGAAAGGTGTAGCTAATGTGGCTTCTGCTTTAGGATATTGTAGACCACCTGTTACTAAGGATTCAGAGCCTTTCAAACCCGTGTCAGTATCTGATTTGGCTATTAGTAATAATCCAGAATCGGTGCGCAAGCTGACCGTTGACGTGAAACAGGAACTGACAATAGATCCTAGAATTAGTGGTGTGGGACCAGCAGATCCTCTTGATATTCGTTCGATAGCATCGAGAGAATCTTATCTCACCACTTTTGATTGGACCATTGGCACTTCTCCTGAAACCCTGTTGTGGAATGCAAGGGTTTCTCCTGTTCAGTGGGCTGAATCAGGATTAGAGCCTAACAGTTTTCATTTTCCTGCATGTTGTGTTGCAGCCATGCCTTTTGAATATTGGACTGGATCCATTAAGTTTAGATTTCAGATAGTTTCTAGCGCTTTTCATAAAGGGCGCTTGAAATTTGTTTATGATCCAAACTTTTTGGCGAGCAATGAATATAACACCAATTATCTACAAGTCGTGGATATTTCAGAAAAGAATGATTTTACAATTACTGTTGGTAATGGTCAGGAATATTCATTGATTGATCATCATTGGCCGGGTGTTGATTCAGTAACACAAGTTCATTCTACAACGCCTTATGCTTCGAAGGAGCAAGGTAATGGTGTTTTAGGAGTGTATGTTGTTAATGAATTGACTACACCCAATTCTACTGTAAATAATGATATCCAAGTCAATGTTTATATTAGTGCAGGTGATGATTTTGAGGTTTTTGTTCCAGATGGTAATGATATGCAGCATTTTGTTTACAAACCTCAGTCAGGGAAAGAGGTTGTGCCGGAGAGTTTTAATACCGAGGAACCTGATGCACCAGAGCATGATACTGATATAAACGTTGGACCAGGTTATACTAACCACAGCTTGTTGAATACAGTGTTTACTGGTGAGGTAATACGGTCTTTCCGTCCACTGTTGAAACGGTACAATCTCCATCATGCTTATATGCTTGGTACAGGGCAAAGAACTCATACTCTACGTCGACCGAATTTTCCATATTTGCGTGGAAAAGTAGCAGGTGCTGCTAACAACTCAGTATCTGGACCATATAACTTTTGTAATACGGTATTACTGCATTGGGTTACTAACTGTTTCTCAGGATATCGTGGTTCTTTTCGTTGGAAAGTTCTTCCTAGAACAGGATTTACGGATGCTACATTCATGGTTGAACGCGAACCAGAGTATGATTTTAGTGGTATTAGTGCACCATATTCGAATGCATCCATATTATCACCAACGTATACTAACACGTCTGAGGCTGCTAACTCAGCCATTGTTGCTTATGGGCCTTTAACACCGAAGTACAATCCCTCTGGTTTGGATGGTATGGCATATCAAACATCTAATGTTAATAATACGTTTGAATTTGAAGCTCCATATTATTCTCGCAATAGGTTTGTTCCAGGTAAGGTGGAGAATCGAACAACTGACACTCTCTACATGGATAATTCATATTTGTTGGTAGTTAGAGGAAAGAGTTTGTTAACATCCGACATATTTGATCTCTATTGTGCTGCTGGAGAAGATTTTCAGACATATTTTTGGACAGGTTGTCCACGTATGTATTATGAGAATAGCCCACCAGCAGCTGCATAAGCCTACCGGAATGTGGACGCCATTAAAGACCGCTGGATTAGTCATCCATTAATATGTGCTCACTCAGTCTGGCACCTACTGATACATCGACTATGGGTGCTTCCTTGTAGTAGGAATAAAACTGCAGTCCTAAGTGAGCTAGGGCGATTTGTACATAATTAGAGTAAACTAAAAATCTCAATATAAATATGGTTCTGTGGCCGAACCAGGCGCTGACAAGCGACCGGACTAACCGCCGAATGAAGTTGTGACTTACTTAAGTAGGTTGCTTAATCTATGATTACTTCTTTCGGAGTAGTCATGATTAAGTGGAATTCGTTCCTCCTAATAAGGGAGTCACAATTTTTATAGCGGTAGCCCCAAGACTCTTGTAAGAGAGTCCCTATTGCATGACCTTGTATAGTTTGGGTAGGGTCATGCATACCGGAG